CTCTCCGTCGACAAATCGGACCTCGACGAGGTTAAAAAGACTTGTATCGAGTCGGAGCAAATATCAGATCTTACAAAAGGGGAGTTAATATTCTCCTATAACAAGGCGGTCGACGGAGAGAAAGGAGACGAGGATTAAATGCAGATAGAGCCGCAAACCATAATCGAGACAACACCGGAGATCCCGGGAGGTTTTGTTAAATGGATTATTGGGATCTTTATCGGCGCCGTCCTGGGATTGTTTGGGTTTGTTAAGTGGCTAGTCGGTATTACCGTAAAAGACGTCTCTAAGCTACGGAGCGAGGTCTCATTATTACGAGGGGAGATCGCCTCCAACGTAACCGGCGACGCCGGGATCGTTAAACAAATCGACGACCTAAAGACAGATATACATGGCCGGATCAAGGACGTTAAAACCGATTTACAAAAAGATATCAGCCGGATTGAAAACAGGATCAGCAATCATGTCGAAAGCCGGTTAAAGGAAATGGAACGAGAGATTAAGGAACTAAAATCTAAATAAATGGCACGATTCGGACAAAGATCAATGGCCGTCGTAATGTCTTGCTCAAGGGATATGCAGACGGTAAACTTTGAGGCGATAAAAGAATATGATTACTCGGCTCTCGATGGATATCGCTCTACGACGAAATCCTTTGAATTATTCAAAAAGGGACGAAAATTAATACACCCGACACTAGATCAACGGGATCCGGACTCCTGGGAGATCGTCGGAAATATCGTTACAAAGGTCGACGGGTTCAAAGTTCGGAGCAAACATAATGATAACCCGTCGCCGGCTCTTGATTGCGCGCCCTGGCCGATAGATTGGGACTCCGACGAGATTTATTATTTACAACAACTTATCAAAAATGGCGAGAGGCCGCTCAAAGAGATTATCGCGGCGGTAAATCGTCTCTCCCAGGTTCGGGGACGGTTCTATTTTATGCAAGGGGTTATCCACGCGACCGCCTCCAGGTTATACCGGGAGGGCAAGATTAAACATTTGATCCGAGGCGGCCACGATTGGGACGGGGACGGAGATTTCACTGATCAGAATTTCGACGACCTGGGACATATAGAACTATACACACCTAAAAAAGCAAGAAAATGAAAAAATTATTTAAAAAACTGATTAGATCAAAACTCATAAAGGCGGCGATTAAGTCTATCCCGATAGTCGGGGATATTCTCGGGCCGATCCTGGAGGACACGACGCGACGAGAGGTCGTTCCGCCGGCCTCCGATAATGGAGGTAATATCCGAGTCGAAACCGTTGTCGAGGGATCCGAGGCCGGCACGATAACGACCGTCGAGGTCGTCCCGATAATTGTTAAGGTCGGATTATGGATTGTCGTTGTCCTGGTAGCTCTCGGAAAAATATCTCCGGAGCTTGCCGAATGGATCAAAGCGTTTGTAAATTAAAAAATTGTTGTCCGTCTTTTGAATTGGGAGGTTGTGATTATTCCAATCAGATGCGGACTCGGGATCCGGGATTAAGTTCTCGGATCTTTTTTGTGTATATTGCGAAACCTTTATTTTATCATTCTTGTTATTGGATCCGGGATTAAGTTCTCGGATCTTTTTTGTGTATATTTGATTACTCGGGAGACGCCCCCGGGCTAGTTAGTATTTATATTCATTAAGTTGGATATGTTTGGATAAGTACTCCGGAGTTTTATCAATTCTCCGGAGTTTTGTTTTTACCCTCCAGGATTGACAGAACCGCGCCGCTTTTAAAGCCTCTCTCTTGAAACGTCCTCTTTAGCCTCAAAAACTAGAGTCTCTTAGAACGCTTTAAAATGCCTCAAATCCGATATCAAAATAATTATCGAATAATCAATAATAATTACGATTTCATTAGGTTACTATTATTAGTTTACCGATATTACATTCATAATAAACAAATGAGAAAATGAAAAAGCGCAACCAATTGACCATATTCGGACACTCAATCCCGGAAATAACCGTTTTAAGTTTCGGAGGAGGCCAGGACTCAACCGCTCTCCTATTAAAATCAATTCACGACAAGGATTATATTTCCACTTACATTAAGGGTAAATTAATTGTCGTAATGTCCGACACCGGAAACGAACATCCCGAGACATACGAAAACGTAAAAAAGGCCGAGGATCTTTGTAAAAAAAACGGAATCGAATTTTACTTTTTACGTCCCGAATTAGGCTATCACTCCGAGGCATGGCAAAGCCTTACCTCTCAATGGGAGCGAAATAACACAATCCAGGGAGTCGCCTTTCCAAAGAGTTGCACCGATAATTTAAAAGTCAAGCCTATTTATAAATTTGTTTCGGATTATGTAAACAAATATTGTTTTAACGGATTGTCCGAGTCCTATCGAAAACGCTCCCTTTATGATTACACCCAGGCGAACGGTAAATTAAGAGTAATAATCGGAATCGCGGCAAAAGAAGAAAATCGAGTCGGCGGCGAGGCTCCTCACAAATGGATGAATCACAATATCGAGAGGACCTATCCCTTAATTGATATGAAAATGGATCGCAAAGCGTGTCAAGAATACATAACCTCAAAGGGATATGAGATCCCGTTGCCGTCAAATTGTATGTTTTGCCCGTTCCTTTCTAAAATAGAATTACTTTGGTTAGATAATAACTATCCCCAGGAGTTAAAAAAATGGATTGGATATGAGAGTAACAAAATTGAAAACAATAAGCACCGGGAGACAAACCTCGGCGTCTTTGGTAAGAAGTTAATCCCCGAAAGGTTAGCGGAGGCAAAGGAGGAGTTTAAAGACATGGCGATAGACGAGATAAACGAATATAAATTAAGTCATGGACATTGTATAACAACTAAATATTAATCAAATGAAAAACGCAACCGAGAAAATCAAATTTCAAGACGTTAAGCCGGGAATGATTATAACCGTATTGGGAACCCGGTTCCGGATCGACACAATCGCCGGACGAGGATATATTAAAACCTATTTCGCAACGCAATTAAACAACGAGGAGGGATTCAAGGCCTCGGCGCCCGTCGATCATTACGTCGACGTTATCCCGGACCTATACGATCCGCCAATCAAAGGAACCGGCGGACGATGGGAAAATCCAATTACCGGATATATGGGAGCGACCTGGACGGGGGATTAATTATTGATATTTCTATAATATTTTTTAACAAATATCTTTTATTATTAATCTATAAATAATAACTTTGTAATTATGAGTGATAAACTAGACGCCGCGCAAATTATCAAGGATAAAGACCGCGTTAAAATTCAAAAACGATTACGACAAATTGAGATCGTTTCAAAAATGGGAGCCGCCGAGGAAATCGAGAAATCTTTTGATCGGCTATTCGACACACTTCATTTAATCGACGACTCCGCCAAAATCGAGAAACGGGATATCATTAGCGTTATTAAAACATACCGATATAATGAGCATCATAAAGGGGTTCAATCAAAACTCCTCAAGGCCGACGGAGATATAACCGAGCTATGAAAAGATCTAGGTTTATGCATGGCGGACTCGGAGGAGTAGTTTACGATTTATCCTTTCGGAATCTCTCCAGGCTAAAGGAGGGCGAGGTCTTTTTTGTCAACATAGATAAGGCCGCAATGATTAAGACAAAATTACAAGAGGTCGTCCGCGACGAGCGAGTCAACAAGGCGGTAACCCTCTATATATGCCACTTAACGCCGTTGAGTTACGAGGACTTATTCTCCGAAAAAATGCGCGTCGACATGGCAATACAAATCAATTTACCAAATCAACGAGTAATCACTATAAACAATTTATAGAAAATGGACAATTTGCAATCAGTATCTAAACTATTAAAACATTATTTCGGCGTCGTTTGGAGAAAGGCCGGCGTAAAATGGGACTCGGATAATAACGCCGAAATGGACGAGATCGGAGCCGAGATTGTAGCGGAGATAAAATATCAATTAACTAAAGATCGGGCGGATTTCCGAAAAGAGATTGACGATGTTATAACTAAGAGCGGACTAGTTTGCAAGGAATTTTTTGACGACTTCCTAACCTTCCAAAAGAACCGCCCGGTTATTAAATTGGATAAAAAGGCGACACTTTCCGGCACAAACGCCGCCGGCAAATCATTTAGTTATAGTTATGATTATGCAACCCTCGACGAGATCTTAAAAAAATGTCTCCCGGTTCTCAATAAAAACAATTTAATTATATATTGGCAAACCGGGGAGAGCGGTCAAGTTACTTGCATTTTAGAACACGCCTCCGGAGAGAAACGAGAGTCGACTTTAATAATCGAGTCGGATCCTAAAGACGCAAAAAAGAAAGGCGCGGCCATCACATACGCAAGGCGTTACACACTCTCGGCGCTCCTGGGTATCACAACCGAAACCGACAACGACGCGCCCGAGGGCGAGGAGAAAGGCAAAGTCAAACTATCAAAAAAGGCTTACGAGACCGCCGTTATCAGAATACAAAAAGGCGAGGACTTTCTCGTTAACAAGATCCGCGCCGAAATGTCGGTAACCTGGGAGCAAGAGCAAGGATTAATTAACGCCGGTTTAGAAAATCAAGCTAGTAAGTTATGATCGACCAACTAGACAAGGAATTATCGGCCGCAATCGGCCAAAGGAATGACGCCTGGGCAGACGAGCGCCTCGGAATGATAACCTCCTCAAAGTGTTCGATTTGGATGTCTGAGGGACGCGCAAAAGACGATAAATATTCGGTTCAATGTATCCGATATCTTTACTCCAGGATCGCCGAGTTATTAATCGGATCCGCTCACATGGCAGGGACCGGAGCGGCGGCGATATCCTGGGGGGAGGATTTCGAGGAGGAGGCGTTCAATTTATATAAGAAAAAAATAAAACGCAAAAAGGTATCCGTCCGAAAGACCGGATTTATCAAGTTTAACGATTACGCCGGCGGATCTCCGGATGGTACGGTCGGAACGAAAGGGATACTCGAGATAAAATGTCCCTACGATCCTACAAACCACGTTATGACAATGGCTACCGGGTTACCCTACGAGGATAAGCATAACGCGCAAATTCAATGTAACATCCTTTTTACCGGCTCTCAATTTTGCGACTTTGTAACCTACGATCCCAGGATCCGGGATCCAAAGCTAAAAATGACTATCAATAGAATCAAAGCGGATCCGGCGTATCATAACAAGATAATCGAACGCCTGGAGGATCTTATTAAAATCATTATCGGATTTAAAAAGAAATTTAAACTATTATGAATCAATTAATAATCGACAAATTAAAGGAGCGAGGGGATAAACTCGATAAAGATCTTATCCTAAATCAATGGACGCTATTAACGCAAAAGTACGCCGAGAAGTATCTCCAGGCGGTTGAATACCTGGAGGCGGCGAACGTCTTGTCTCCGGTTGATATCGAGTTAATAAAGGACAGTTTCGGACATGGGAGACCGTTTAATAACGTCGCCGAATTTTGTCGTCTATTCCCGAAATTCTATCCTTACGAAATCAGTCTTTTAAAGACTCGTAAATCGAAAATGAAAACGACAAAAGTACGTGAATTAATTAGAATTTTGAACGATGCAAAAATCCGATAAAATTAACATCAAAAACGTTATCAGGTCTTTAGAAGTTGATAAGGAAGGGTTGCAAAACCAAATCGCTCAAATTGATCTAGTTTTAGATAGACGTCATTCTCAATTAATTGGAACGATGCAAAATCCACAAACTAGATTGCAATTCCCCGAGGTAAAATCCTCCGGGATTAATCTCTCGCTGACTATCTCCGAGGGACGGGATATCGTCCGCGACCGCGTTGTCTCCGGGATCAAATGTCCATGTTGCGACCAACTTGTTAAACTACGACAAAGATCAATCTCGATCGCTCACGTCTATTTCTTGAGCAATCTTTTTGATATTACAATGGCCGAATATATGTTCGACTATAACAAGTTAAAAGAGGGTAATTTATATATCCATAAAGACCGAGCCTCTCAAGGTAAAGCGAAAACGGCGACCGATTATAATATTTTGAAATATTGGGGACTAATTGCACCTATGCCCAGGGACGCCGGGGAGAAATCCGCCGGATTTTGGAAACTAACGGTTAAAGGGTACGAGTTTTTAAGAGGCGAAATCATCGTCGCAAAATATATATATACCTTTGATTCAAGAGTTTATCCCACTCCAGAACACCTTATCCTCGCGGAATATGGGATCAAAGTCTCCGACGTGGTTAAAGGGTTTGATTATCAAGAAACTTTAATGAATTATTGACTTTAACGAATAAAATTTATAACCTTTGAACTCGCTAAAAAGAAACCGGGATTTTGTGGATCGGTTCTCCCCTATCAAAACCGCTCGAAACTTTGATTTAGACCGCGCAATTTTGTTTTGTAAGATTTCCACTATTTCGCGGATCCTCGATCATTGGAACGGGCAACAAGCTCGAGTCCTGGATTATCGGATGTTAGTTGCATTTATCCAGGTACTCGGGCGAGGGGGAGTTTGTAGGTTTTCTCTTTCTCTCTTTCTTTTTGACGTTTTCTTTCTGTCTTTCTCTTTATGCAAACTAAAATTAAAATGACACAAACCGCGCTAAAGTTCAAACCGAAATCACTCGCCGATCGTAAAGAGTCGTTTATCAAGGCAATCAAGGCAATCAATTTAGATCGTTTAATCCTGGACGAAACCGAGATCGAGTTGTTTATCCTCCATTGGGCCGCCGTTAACCCTAAAGGCTCTAAAATGCATAAAGAGAAGTTCAAGACCTGGGAGGCGGTTTCGCGCTTGAGGACCTGGGAGATCAAGACCAGGACCAAAAAGAAACGAGATCCTAATCTCCTGGATTATTGGGATCCATATTTCGACAAAAAACTCGCTAATCCTCAATTACAAATGAATTATCGCAAGCACTTAAAGAGCCTCAGATATATAATTACGCACTCGCCGACGGCCGGCGAAAGTATTAAACCGCCTAAATAATGAAAAAAGAAATAGATCCACTAGCCGAAATATGGGGGAGACCGATCGACGATTTAAGCAAGGTCGAATTACAAAAGGCGCTCCGAGTCTGCATGGAATTAATAGAGGCGTCTCGAAAAAAAATGATAAAACTAAGGGACGAAAATAACCAAATTTGGGAGAGAATAATTAACGAAAGTCAAAAATGATACCGCAAGAAATTATCGACAATATGGAGGACGCCGAGAGGTTCTTTTACGCCGCCTACCTGGAGGTAAAGAGATTCAAGTCTCAAAAGATATTAAACGGACCTCTCGATAAAATGGATAAATACCGTTTCGCCAAAGCAAAGGCCGAGGAGCATTATTATCAAGATCAAATGAAAGGACATTATCACATTATCCGGGAGCTACATTTGTTAGATCTTGAGGAAATTAAAAAGCAAGCTAAAATACTAGCAGAGATATTATGAGTCAAAAAACATTACCAAAAATCGACCGCCTGGGCGCAAAGTACGGAAAATGGTATAAAACGCAGAACGGAATGAGAGTCGAGGATCTCTTTGTCGGATCCAATTACCAGGACTTCCAAACCAAGCGAGAGAGCGTCCTCGCCAAAGCAAGAGCTAAATATTACAAGAAAGTAAAGGACGGATTAACCGGGTACGAATTGACCAAACGCAAAAATAAAGAGATCCACGAACGAATTAAAAACCTAAAAAAATGATATCGAAAATTCAAATCAAGGCCCTTTGTATAAAGTATGGCGAAATAAAAAAGGGGATCCGAAATCCGATCCACTTTGCGAATTACATTTTATGGCAAATAGACGTTTACATCAAAAACAACAAAGAATAATGAAGTTACTCGAATCAAAGCCGCTAGACCAAACCGAGAGAATATACGTCGGGGGATCAATAAATAATCTCGGAATTACAGTTAACCACCGTTGGGTAATAAAATTAAACAAGAAAAAAAACACGATCAAAGTTTACAGTCTCACACAAACCGAATACGATATCGAGTTTAAAACTCTTGTATGTTACGAGGGTAAACCAATCAAACAAGATCAATAAATTATGATTATAGTCAACTATTTTTTACAAGAGGACGGAAACGCGGAATTTCACTTACAAGGAGTTGTCAACGATGCCTTAGATATATATAATGACATTCAACCGTTAATTGATTGCGTCGAAAATATAGATTTCAAAAAAACAGGACTATTTGAAATCTATCTTGAAAGGGCAACGATCTCGGCGGATCCAATCCCGGAGCCGGCATTTCACGCATTTAAAATAATAGAAAGAATAGTCGACGATCAAGGACACGTTGTTATTGAATTAATTAGAATGTAAAATCAATAAAATTATGTCAAACCAAATAAATATAATTATGGAAATCAATTCAATCAAGATCCTGGAGTCCGGAGTTAACATTGAGGGAACCGACGGCAAAGGCAAAGTAACTTTCGAAAGAAAGGAACCTCACGCCGATTTTACCGAGGCAATCCGGAAACTAAATCGCCATTTGTGTATAATCGACGAGATTTTCGAGGGAAACCCGAAAGATTTAGACGAATTATTACTCGAGCCGTACAAGTGCAACGGGTTCTCGCTTTATGGATCCGGAGAAAGTACGGCGATCATTCTCAAAGGACAAAAGAAACTAACGTCCGGGAATGTATATACTTTTAACACTCCGAGGGTTTATCTAGTAAATAGTGATTATATCGGCGAGCGCCAACTCCGCAAGGATATAAAAAAGGCGATCGGCGAGGCGAAATTGTTTCTCGACGGCAAGATCGAACCGACTCCGATCGAGGCGGCAATCATTGACAACCAAAACGGGGAATAATGAAATTTATAGTCTATCTCTCCGGATATATTGTCTCGGCGGTCGTTGCGGCCGTTTTACTCGTTATGGTAAAACTATTTGTCGACCATTGGATCGAGGCTCTCTTTTTTGTTCTCTTTGCGCTGAATATCAGACACTCACTATTTAAAACGGGGAAATAATGGACCAATCAACAAAGGATATCGCCTGGATTTGTGATTCGGTTTTGTTAATGCTCGACGACCTGGAGAAAATGATAATAAACAAAAAGATCGTTATCAAATCGGCACACCCCAGGCCAAAGGAGGGAGGAGGAGGAGTTCTCATAAATCCCGACGACCTGGATCAAATTATCGCCGAGGATCTCGTTATCTCCGGACGGCGGAGAGTCTACTCGGTCGAGCAACATCTTGACGGAATGAAAGTCCTGGACATTTTGTCCGGGCGTAATTTTCTCGTTAAAGTTGAGGAAGTTGTCCGAAAACAGTAACTTTGTTTTATTAGAGCGAATTTAATCGGTTGCGCGGTTATATTTCTCATTTGATAAGGGCCTTTCGATGCACAGTCGGGAGGTCTTTTTTTGATATCTCGATCGGAAACCGCAACTTTACATATCTTACACATAAAAAAGGGATATGTCCGAATTTGCCCGATTATTGAAGATTGTTAATAGAAGTCATAGAATAGTAATTATCGGACCGCCAGGGAGCGGCAAGACAATGCTCGCCGCAAAGATCCAGGAGGCCCGGGGTCTGATCGTCGTTAATACCGACGACTTCAAGTCCGAGAAGTTTGATAAAGTCCCTCAAGCGATCCTCGACTCTCTCCCGAATACACCCCTACAAATTGTAATCGAGGGAACCCAGGCGACGCGGTTGTTAAGATACGGAGCAAAGACAGGACGATTTTTTGCTAGTCTAGTTATTGATCTAACAAACGGGGCGACCTATAACCGAAACGGAGGTCCGGCGCCTAAACACCGCGCCCAGGCTAAAGGATTGCAAACCATATTCGACGATTATAACTCAATAATGGCTAAAAACTATCCGCCTTTTAAGTATCCGAAAGTGATTAACAACCTAGATCCGTTTACAATATGAGCGACGGCAATAATTACGGAACGTCGGCGCTCCTGGAGATCTCCGGGGACGATCAACTCCCCAAATTCAAGACTCTAAAGGAGTGCAAGACGGATACGGCCAAAAAGACGGAGTTAATCAAGGCGTTAAACTACACCCTCGGGATTGTAAGTTATGCTTGTCAATTAGTCGGTTGTTCTCGACAAACATTTTACGATTACAAGAAAAGCGACAAGAAGTTTCTCGAGGCCTGGGAGGAGACGACTCATATCGTCGAGGATTTCGTCCGCCTCTCATTATATCGCAATATCGCCGCCCAAAAAGAGATAACTACTATTTTCGCCGCGAAAGTTATCCTCGGATTGATAGAAAAATCAGAATTAGAACTCAAAGCTCAAGTTAAGTACGTTAAATCGACCTTTGAGTTTATTCCCGAGGGCGAGGAGTTAGAGATAATCGGTTTTGAGGATAAGGACAACCCGGGCAAACCTGGCAAAAAAGGCAAGAAAGAAAAAAAGGGCAAGAAATGAACGGCGTTAATATCGTCGAGACAAACCTCCAAATAAAAACCTCGAGAGTCTTTCGCGCCAATTGGAACGCGCCGAATGATATCCAGATCCTCGTTAACCGAGGCGGAACCCGATCGACAAAGACTTATAGTCTCGCCCAACTCTTTGTAAATTGGTTACTCACCGGACAGGCCGGGAAAGACTATTATCCACAACTCGAGAAATCCTCACCGGAGGGTAAAATTATCGCCTCTATCGTTAGGAAATCATTACCCATACTAAAGGCGACAGTCCTCCGCGATATCCTGGAGATAATGCATAACGGCGGATTTTACGATCAGATAAAACACCGGAAAGTTGATAACTATTTCGAGAAAGACGACAGGATCCTCGAATACTTCTCATTAGACGATCAGCAAAAAGTAAGAGGGAGGGGGCGCGCGTTACTTTGGTGCAACGAGGCCAACGAGTTCAACTTTAAAAACGAGTTTGTCCCTATGCTTATAAGAACATCCGGGAGGACATATTTAGATTTCAATCCAGACGATCCCGACATTTGGATTAACCATCAAATTGAGCAAAAGCGCCGGCGCGAACTCGGCGACGTTGCGGTTATAGTATCGAACTATACTCATAACAAGTTTTTATCCAAAAACGAGCGGACCAATATTGAGTATTTAAGACAAACGGATCCGACCTTTTGGACAATTTTCGGCCTCGGACAATACGGATACATTAAAGGATTAGTTTATCCTCGTCCCTGGATTGAGATTCTCGCTCTCCCCGAGGAGTATCCGAGTTATTTCGGCCTCGACTTTGGTTTTTATCCGGATCCGGCGGTCCTTGTTGAGATCAAAGAGCATAATAACAACCTTTATATCAAAGAAATTCTATACGAGCGAGGATTGACGACCGGCGACCTAGGTTCGGAGATCCGCGCCCTGGAGATCCGGGATCCTATTTATTGCGACGCCTCCGAACCTAAAGCGATAAAGGAATTAAGGAGAGATTATCGACTCCGGGCGTTACCGGCGCCTAAAGGTCCCGACTCATTACGACAAGGGATCTCGATCGTAAAATCGTTCAAACAAATATACGTAACCAGGGACTCGACAAACATTTTCGCCGAAAAACGCCGTTATAAGTATCCCGAATTAATGAAACCGTCGCCGGAGGGACGAACCGAGTCCCGGAAACCTCTCGACTCCTTTAATCACACAATGGATGCGATCCGTTACGGCGTTATAGGTTACAAGGACCGAGGCCGCCGCCGAATAAAAATAAAAACCCTTTGATTTATTGGTTTGTTAATAATAACTTTGTGTTGTATTCATTTCTATAAAGCGACTTGGGAGGCGTGGAAATGAATCTAAAGTCGGCGTCTCCCTTTTATTATGGAGAGCAAGGTTAAATATAAGATCAAGTTTCGACCGTTCGTCAAAGATTGGACGGTAAAGGTTTGGATCACCGACGCCGGATATAATTACCGCGCCGAAATTTTAAAGATCTCTATCGGCGGAGGAAAATTTGCTATATTTAGATTCAATTATAATTAAATCAAACTAGAATGGAGAAAATGAGAGGGGATAGCGATAATAAAGTCGCCGATTTATGCCACCGAGGAGGAGTTAGAAAAATTAAAGGGAGACTTTGCTCTCGATATCCTATTAATTCAACATGAGTCCTTTACCGACGTCGAGGTTACGATTATTCACGACGGAAAGTTAAAGATTGAGAAAATTATCACTAATGAAACTACAACTTAAACTGTTATCAGCCTTAACCCCCGACGATTTAGAGGATTATATTAATAAATGGTTAAAGGAAAACAAGCTCGCAAAAATACAGAAAATAAAACATTCTCACCTTACAATGTCCGACGCGGACGACGAGGACGAAACCGTTACGGAGTTTTATGTTTGGATTTACTACGTTATTAAATGACCGACACCCCGATAAAACCCGTCTTGATCGGATCCCAGGTATTACGCCGGGGATTTATGGTTTACGAAATGGGACTCGAGATCCAGGCACTCGCGAAAACCCTCGCCAAAGTACACAAAGGCAAGCCTATGAGAGCAATTCTCGCTCAATTCCCTAAAGGCGTTTATCCATTAGTAAAGGAGGCGGAGATCGTCGGATCCAAGATAACAAAAAAGGTTATAAACTCCGCCGAGGATCAAGATCCCGAGAAATATGCGCCCGGATCTCATTTCGTTCAAAAACCCAAACACGAACAAATGTTTAAAGGATTTCGCGCCGGCGTCGGAGTACATCACGACGACCAAACCATCACGCAAACCCGGCACAAAATAAAGCACAAAGACCGCTATATTTACGCCGTTTGCCTCAACAAACGATCAGCACTAAAGAGATTAATCAAATACTTCCAAGCTAATGAGTTACAATAAAATAGATCCAAAAGCCGAGCGCCGATTGTGGTTTACAATCTTTGTTATTTTTGTGATAATAGTGTTAATCAGTTTAGCGACGTGAATACTATTAAATTCGTACGTTACGACTCGACGGGATGGGAGTTTGTCCCGTTTTGTCAAAATTGGGGATATGCTCGAAAAACTAGCGGATATATAGGCTCTCGAGTTTGTTTTGTGTTATGGAGATCAGGTAACGAAACCGAAACGCCTCAAATCGTCGCCACTTTTAATTTTAAATCGTATGCTAAGATTTAAAGTCGTATCGAAATGGTTAAGATAATTAGATATATTAAAAGGGTTAGCCAAATTTCGGAATACGCTCGCTTTTATATGAGGCGTAAAATTTGGGACTATTTGAAACAACTCGAGGGAACCGGATCGGATAGGGTTTTCGGTTGGGACGATATCCTCGGCTATTACGTAGACGTGCCAAAGAATCAAGCGAACGCCGCCGCCGACAAATGCGTAAAAGATTTAGAAAACCTCCTCGATGCTACGATTTAAAGTCGTCTCAAAGGATCCGATCGACAAGCGGCGCCGCCATACGCGGATTATTGAGACTCCCGGATCCTGGGAGGAGTGCAACCTCGAGACATTTATCAGGGTCCAGTCCTGGGATGGCAAAGAGGATCTCGAACTCTTTACCTCAATAACGGGGATCCCATACAAAACCCTAAATAATAACGTGCAAAAGTCCCTCGAGAATTATATCGGCGCGGCGATCTCCTGGATTAATCAACCGTTGGACCTGGAGCGGATCCCATTACCGGCAGAGATCACAATAAACGACCAACCGATCGAGATCCCGAAAGACCTCGGCGACCTTACAATCGGACAAAAAATGTACGCAACCCAGGAGCTACGCAAAATTGACGGCGACAAAAAGGAGGTTTCAAAAGAAATGGTTTTACAACAAGTCCCGGTCCTTATTGCGATATACCTCTCACCGCTATACTTTAAAAAGGATTTCGACGTCGATCGTTGCAATGATTTCAAAACTCAAATAGTCCCGAAACTTCCTTGTCTCCAGGCATGGCCGATATATGATTTTTTTTTGAAGAAATTGAACGTCTCTCAAAAGATTGGTTTAATGCGAATCGCTCGTCTAATCATCCGGCTACGCAAACCCGAATTAATCTTGCTAAATTAAGCGGTCCGGAGGAACTCGACGAGATCTCCGACCTCGCTCTCCTGGACACTTTGGCGCAAACATATTCGACAGATTGGGAGGACGTTTTCCTTTGGCCCTTTGACACAGTTTTAAAAAAGGTATATTTACACAAATTACAAGCCGAACTCCAGGATCGGATTAATCACAACCTCCAACAAAAGAGAGAGGCGGACGCAAAGAGTAAACCGCCTAAAAAATGATTATTGAAGCGATACGCGACATTGTGCTTGCCGTTGATCCTGGCCTCGTCTTTATACTAGCGGACGAGTTCGAGGCTAACCTCGAGGGGGACAAAATGGATATTTGGCAACGGGACCACGTTGTTTTAAATACCGTCTTTGTCTCCGATACCAAGTTAAACGCCGCTCAATGTATCCTCGAGACGCTCCCTTTAGAGTTCTTATTCTTATCAAAGGATAATCTAGAATCTAAACCCGAGGGGGAGTCCTGGGACATAATCGAGAAGCAAAAAAAGAACGCCCGAAAGTTTATTGTCGAATTGGACGCCGAGAAAACAATCCGGGATCTATCCAGGAATATAAATAACATTAAGCAAGGGAATGTCTTTCACTTATTCGACGTGGGCTTAACGGGGATCCGCCTCACTTTGGAATTTCCGTTGAGGCAAGACTTTGAAATGATATGACTTCTATTTACAGTATAAAATGGCCTATAAATGGTAGCAAAATAGAACTTTTAATGTATAAGATGATTTTGATAAAGTAAATTTGAATTTTAAGAAATGAAAGCACAAAAATACATTGACGTTAGCAAGGCAACTCCAAAGGGAGGATCAAGTATTGTAACTAAATCAGTGGCCTTTATGATAACCTTAATGGGGATTTTTGTAATCACAGCAACGGTTCTTATTAATAAAGAAAAACAGGAGAAACTCTTTGAACGACCAATTGTGTATAGTTTAGAAATGGTTTGGGAGAATGACAGCATACAGTTTTTTGATTTTCGTAAAGGGTCATACAGGAGTGAATTGTTTTATGATAAGATAAATAAAAGGTGGTTTAGATAATTATCGGCTTGAGGCCTGGGCAATAATGTTAAAACTTTGTTTTAGATGGCTACACAAAGAGAAGTTTTAAAACAGTTTTTAG